CGAATATACAATGGGATCTAAATATTCTTCGGTTCTCGCGCTAGAAGAACCCAGCGCAGATCCTGTATTACGCGAACTAGCTACGTATCCGGTCCACGCGCCGTTACTTACGCGACCTGAGTAGTCTAAAACGATGCTATCCGTAGTCGTATCGGTCGTTATACCCTCGTTAAATTTATAATAGACCCCTAAGGTCGTATTAGAAATATCTGTGTTTGTGCCACCTCTTACTTGCGATTTCCAGTATCGCGCAATTTCATTAGAGTTTCGGCGTACTTTCCAAAATCTAAATTCGTCGAGCGCCCCCTCTAGTTTGCCGGCACCAGCATACAAGGCATTAACTGTGGCAGCAGTGCTTCCAGAACCGGTGGATCCTATAGTTCCCGAAGGAGCAGTCAAGAGTCCGCCAATACGACCCATCATGTTTTTAGAGTTGAGGGCTCCCAATGTCATTGATGAAGAGGTGTAAGTATCCTTTAATTCGCCATCTACGTGCAGTTTAATAAGAAAATCACTACCAGAGTTGAACATTGAAAAGGCATAATGCTTCCATGATGACAAACAATAAGTATCATCTGTGAAAGAACCTGTCCACGAGCCCGTACCGATGGCTTGCTCAAAACACCCTGAAACGTTATAGCTAGCGGCAGTCCCCGATTGCACTGTTACATAAAATGGTGAAGACGCCGTATAGGAATTAATCCCAATAGTAATACGTCCATAATCTGCACTTGAGCTAAGCTCGTTGTTCCATAAATCAAAAATTACTTCTTTTTGAGTTTTGTTGGCATATGTGGCCACAGGATTAGTCGAGCCAGTTTTAAACCAAAACTCTACAGTTACGCCTTTATCAAAATCGCTTTTAAGGTTTGATTCGCGAGAGCCTGAACCGTAAGTGGTCGGAAGCCCTTCAGTAGTATAAATGTCTGTATCGTATATGTTGGAATATTGATATTTGTCGTCATATGGGTTTGGAAAAACATCCTGAAGCTTTGTGTGGGTGATGGTGTTGGGTCCGCCATAAAAAGTAATATACTCGGAAGCACTTGATGAACCATAGCCGCCGCTAGCAGCCAACACATTAGTTCGAGATCCCCACCCTCCAGCGCTCATCGTAATGTACCCCGTTGTGCGCGGATACTTACTATCGAAAAGGTATTGTTCTATAGGAAGACAACCATTATAGAATTCGTTTATCTCTGCATCTGACCCATCATATGGGTAATAATCGTGAATTCTTTCAATTGCAGATTTATAATAAAGATATGCCGAGCCGTATTTAGCAAAATTTACAGGCTTTTCATAATTTACCTGTGGGATGAAAGTGTCTTGAGTGGTTTTAATTGCGCGGGCATTTCTTGCCGACTCTACACTCTCAAAAGCATCTTTTTGATCGGTATCGGATAAATAATTTCTGCTTTTATTGGTTGAATCAAAAAGTTTTTTAATACTCATAACTCTCTACTCTGAACTTGAAGACTTCTGGTTGCTCCGTCCATGAACTTAATGCAGGATCATAAAAAGCAAATTTAAATGCATATGCATATCCAGGCTCTAATAAATTCATATCAAAATCAAAATAATTTCCAGACACATCATAAGAAAGACCCGTGGCCAAGTCTGAACCAGTGTGATATGGGACCGCTTCATAAGCATCCATCACTCTATAAACCCTATAAGAAGCACTGTGGATGGTGGTGCTTTCTGGTGTGGTGGTAGCTACCGTGTAAATGTTGGGGCTCCAAAATTTATTTCTAATATATAAGTTAAATCGAGCAGTTTCATTAGAACGATATTTATCTTTTAAATTGGTAATATTTAAATAATAAACTGGCTTAGCAACGGTTTGGGTAGGCTTAACAACTTGTGGAGCCACAGTTCCCGTGAAGTATTGAGTAGCGGACGAAGTAGCCACTGTCGCATTGCTCCCAGTAAACCACACATCATAAAGAGTGGTCACAGGGGTGGATGCCGCTGTCAGCGCAAATGAGGCACTATAGATTCCAGTGGACACCAGCCCGCCAGTTACAATTGTTGGAGCCGCTGAGCGCACATAACCTTCATTGTCGGCTGCCAACAATAGCGCCGATGCCGATGGAGCCGTATTGGCAGCGTTTCCGGAAAACATGCTAACGTAAACACGATTATCGCTCCCCAAATCGGGAATGTTTCTAAGTTCGCCGCGAATATAGTTGTAAAAATAAAGCGTGTTCATGTTGTCGCTGGGAGGAGCTAGCGAGCTACTGTAACAGAAATCGCCTCGATCATCTCTAACTATCGAATCCCATCGAGCCTCAATCGCAGGTTTCTTGAAAAAATATTGAGTCCCACGAGCGAAAAATCGCTTCGTAAAATAAGATTTGGTGGCGCCACCTGTAACCGGCAGTACTGGTGCTGAAGCCGTATTGGCGCCCACGGATGCGCTAGCCTCATAACTAGAAGACAAGTGCACACCTACACCATAATTCGAAATAGTGCCAGCCATCCAATGCTCAACCAACGGTGTGATGTCGAGCTTTATATCAGACAAGCCGCCTTCATATGCAACTTTAAAATTGGGATCTCCAGAACCTGTGAGATAAGAACCTCCGACACAATCATTACTAGTATAATTGCTACCGGTCCACGGTGCAGTATTTGACGCACTCATCCAGTTGGCACCAGTGTTGCCTCTGGTCAAATCCTTGTAAGTTTCTAAATCCAATCCGACGCCTTCTTGCCAAGATTGACCCACAGGCAGAATCGATAACGTAAAATCTTCTGGCACTGTTTTAGAGTGAGGCGCATTGTACATACGCAAATAGAATGTCACACTCCCACTTGCAGGAATAGTGCCGGCTGTTCTATCAGCCGAAATAGTACTAATCGGGAATTGAATGAGAATCCGAGAAAGCTCTTGGGATCCTGTAGCTTGTCGCCCATATACAGAAAAAGTTTCTAAAACATCTGCATATCCCATATTGGCGCCCGTGCCGCGCGTTTGCATGTTCGGCTGAAAAGCATTAACAATTGTGGTGTCGGCCGAAGCTGTATAGCGTTTTATAGCCATTACCTAATTTTTCCTTTAATATCAGTATCTGGATACTTAAGCTCAAATATACAATTTTTAGGAGCTATAATATAAGTCCCTTCTGGTGAATAATTTGAATTAATATCGAATTCAGTCTGCGAGTATACGCCTCCATTTTTATTGGTGACGGTAACTTTAACCACATCCAAAATTCCTTTTACTTTGTTTAATTCGCTATAAATCTCTGTCACCATTAAATGTTCACCGATGTAATATTTGGCTCCTCCAAATTTCTTTTTTAGTTGAGCAATGCAGGATGCCAACAAGTCATATTTGTCAACGCCAATGCTTGGCGTCACAACAAAGTCAATTCCAAAATTAATAATATAAGCATCCAATATGTCTACAGTGTCATTAATCATTCTATAATGATTCAACCAAGTTTTTAAATTATTTTTAATAGTGCTATTGGATGCTACATATTTTCCAAATTCATCTTCTGATAACACATACATGTTTAAGTTTCTTTTCATTGAATCGGGATCGCGCTGTACCGAACAACGTTTGATAGAGCCGAATTTTGCAGGCATTCTGTAAGCAATATTCTCATAATCAGCCTGCGTTACTGCACGATTTTGACTGGGAAAGGTATCATAAATTCTTCTTTTAAGTTCGTTAGTTGAGGGATTGCTTACGCTGCCTACAATTGGCTCTTCGTTATTTACTTCAACTGAAGCATTGATATCGTTCGTGGTAGCCGTCAGTAATGCATCTTTGTTGGCAAACTCTAATTTAACCGAGGAAACTTTATTTAAATTTCCAACTCCCAAGTTAGAATCAAGAGGATTAGTCACTCGATATATTACCGATAAAGAAGTATTAGTGGGAACAATTCCATAACTGCGATTCTTTGAAAGCTTGGTAGGATCAAACGTAGTGTCTGTTACATAATCTTTTCCAAAAATATCTAATGCCACTTTTTGAGGATCTGCCACAACATTGGAGGCGGCGGCATCTCCGCTTCCAAACTGAAGAGATGTGCGATCTCGGCTTTTTTCTACCACAAACTTACGCGAGACCAAATAAGGCTTTAAGATAGAAGGAACGTTATCGTTTTTAAAATTGTTATTAGATACCTCTTTAAAGACCATATCCTGCGCTAGATAGTCTACTTCGAAATACTCATGACCTTCGCCGTCCATCACAGAAATAATCTCTGAAATATTTCCTGCCTTAAGAGTAGCTCTTTTAAATCTCTCGTATCCTCCTACGCTCACTAATTCTCGCCCAAAGTGTCCTGAAACGACATTGCCGTATGCCTTAATAGCAAAATAGGTGGGGGCGCCAGTTGAAGAATCCGTCGTAGCCACAACAGTGGTGTTCTTTGGGTCTGCGAAATCTACATTTTCTAAAAGTACAAAGTTTAAACCCGTGTTTGAAGTAAATCGTGAGGCGCGTTTAATAATGGGAATATATGCAGTGTCCGGTCCCAAGCCCGTCGAAGAAGCAGGAATTTTAATAAATAATGCCACTTTGCCATAAGTCGAGGGGCGGCCGGTATATTTATAGCCCATAATGCGTCCGTGGCGGACTACATTGTTATATTGAAACGCTGTGTCTAGAAACGCTTCGTTAATGTTATAATCTAAATAAAAGGAAAGCTGATCGCCCACATAGGCTACAGCATCAACCATCATTGCGCCGAAAGACGCCTCACTGAAGTCTTGAAACGTGTCAGGATAAAGCCTTTCAGCAATCTCAACTAGGTCATCTCGAATGCTGTCAAATTCGCGATGAGTGTAGTCAATGGGAATTATCTTTTTTTGTTCATCTGCCATAAAAAATCCTCAATTTTAAATAGTGAATTCCAACAAATCTCTCGCGCCAATTCTTGGAATAGCATATTTGATAGAGAGTGCTAACAAATTCTTGTCTTGACCCGTAGAATCAAAAGATATATCGACAATTTCAATAAAAGGCATATAAGTTCGGGTCTGTTCTCGGATTTTGCTATCTATTTGCATATAAGTGTCGGCTTGAAAATTATTAAATAGAAACTGAGTTATGCCTACGCCAAAGTTTGGATCCATTACTCTCTCCCCTGGAATTGTTAAAATCAGCATTTTAAAATTCTGTTTAGCTAGCCCGCGAAAGCCTGTTATTAAACTAAACCCATTGACGGAATCATACGTCAGTGGTAATTTGGGAGCTAATCCTGCCACTTTACTTCACCTCGTTGTTATAATTATACTCAACTTTCTTTTTCACAAAGTTCTCCATTCGCATTAAATGGATTTGATCTTAGTCGGCGCCTTCTCCACCTCGGCAATAAACGTTTTCCAGGGGCCGGCTTTAATAAGCCCCGCATCTTGTTAAAGAATAATTGTCCAGGTCCGCCTCTAATGCCTTTACCAATATCGTCTGGGTTAAAATCTCGCGAATTATAATAGGATCTAAACAGCTTTTTAATTCTACCGGAAGAGTTCCTCAAAAGAACTTGATCCCATGCGTCAAATTCTAACCAAAATAAAGACACAACGTTCCTATCCTTCTTGGAAGACCAAGCTCCAACAACCTCTGCGCTAGCGGCATCCAAACTTACATTCTCAACTACGCTCTCTGTTTCCTCATCTACG